ACCTGTTCCCGAACCTCCATTCACACCAGACTGCCAGTAATTTGTACCAGTCGTGACTTTATCGAAAAGTGCATAAACTTGACCTGTACCCGAATTGGGGTACTCACTCGACGCACTCGCCACGTACGTCCCGCCGTTGATGGACGTCACATACGAAGTCATGGCGGCGGGCGGCCAAGGAAGCACATTGGAGGATGCCCCGAGCTTCGTCACGTTCACGCGCCCGTCGCCGGTCACACGGAGGGCGGGGGTTCCGTTAACGTCCCCGATCTCGAGGGTCGCGTTCTGTGGGGTCTGTGGAACTGTTGAAAGCGCGAGGTAACTGTTATAGATTTCGGTGTTTGAAAGGGCGCGGTTATACACCGAAAATGTATTTGCCGAACCAGACAGGAACGTAGTTGTGTTGGTTGGATAGCCGACATAGGTTGTGGTCAAAAGACGATCGGCGACCAACTGAGCGGTCGTAGCTGAGACTGAATTCTGAAACACACCGTTGACCCATACGTCTGATATCTGAGTCATGGGATTGTACCTAAAAGTGAAAACGTACACGGTATTCTGGTTTATAGTCGTGCTCGTGCCAGTTTCGTATTTTGTAGTGGAATTTGAAGGATAAATTCCAAAAGAGACGGCGGAAGTCGAAGCCGTTCTGAAAGCGTATATACACCCATTCGTCGAAACTGTTCCAAACTCGAAGAGACGCTCATAGTTCCCAGGAATTCCCGTAAACTGACCGCGCCAAACCGCCGTAAAGCCTTGGGTCACGATATTAAAAGTTTGCGGCCCAAAATTCATGAAGCTCTTGACGCCGCGGTCAAAGGTCAAGGCGCCTCCAGAGACGTAAGGGCTGTTCTGGCCTGCTCTTATGAGGGCCTGGGCCACACCTGTGGCGGCCGGGCTCAGAGGCGCGGACGGGACCGTGAAGGTGGCGTAGGATGAGGTGGAGCCCGTGTAGAGGCCGGCGCCCGTGGTGAGGCGGAGGTCGGCGAGGTAGGCGTTGAGGGTCGTTGTCGTGCTGTTGAAGGCGCCGAGAGAAAGTGGGTTGGATGACGTTAGAGGAGTTCCCTGAACAGTTTCGTAATAAGCAGCGGCTTGAAGCGTTCCGTTGCGGTTGGCAACCACCTGAGATTGGACGCCGTTGATGAATATGTATATGAACCCGGAGGGGGCTATGGAGACTGCGATGTGATTCCATGTGTTGGCGCTCAGGGGCGTCTGCGCCATGACCGACTGGGGCGCCGAGGAGACGTACCCAAAAGTCACGTACCCATTCACGTTCGAGCCGAAACACCAATTGAGACCGACCGAGGCTATTTGCATGACTCCCGTCAGGTACGGAAGTTGTATGGCGACGGGAGACGAGCCGATCGAAACGGAAGCCCCCGTGAACGTCGGGTAGTTGACCCAGGCCTCGACCGTCATGCCCGTCGTGTACCAGTTGATGGTTGAATTCGAGTAAACGAGATTCATGTAGTTGTTTCCAGGTGCGAAGTATAGCGAACCCTCCTTGTAGAGGTCGGCGAACGGTGAAAGGGTCGTGGCGGGAATGGAACCAGACACGTTGCTCGTGATAGAATTCACCCCGGAATCCTGAAACGCGTACGACCCAGGGTTCTGGTTCTGGGGGTTGACTTGGGTCCCCGAGGCGAAGATGAGTGCATCACTAGGTAAAGCGTGTCCGCGGACGCTGTCCAGACTCTGGATCTGGCCCGTGCTGACGACGTTCGCCGAGACGAGCGAAGCCATCTACTAAGTGCTGAGAGTTATTTTGGGAAAACTAGTTCATCACCGTTTTCGGTCTTTTCTAATGTATAACCCCAGTTTACGGCAGTGTCTGTAGGTACACCCCAACCCTGTTTTATTCCACTCGTCTTGAGAAACTCTTTGTACTTGTTCTCGAATACAGCTAAAGGCATCCGACCTTCGAACTTGTTCTGGAACAAAAACTCGTCAAGTGGTAATCTCGTGGTTTTCAACCACTCCTCTTTCCTCGTGATAACCGGTTTACTCGCCACGAAATGGAACCCATAAGTATGAGTGACGTAATTCTCGAAACTTCTCAAGCATTCAATCAGTTTCATCACATCAGCAAGCGTTGCGCCAGACTTTGTCCAAAATTCATTTCTACGATACCTAATTTGTCTATCACCACCACCGCAATCACATCCCATACAGTTTGTGCCGTCTCCTGGCCAGGCCACGCCGTCTTCAACACAATTGGGCTTTCTGACGTCTCCTCCTAGGTTCTCACGTATTTGAACGAATTCTTCAGGCGTGACGGGTTTCCTGGTTCTGAAACGAAATTTACAACTTGAAAGGATACATCCCTCTGTATTCATAGGGGAATTGTCACGCTCCTCCAGAAACTTGTTTATGATATTGATCATGAGTCTCTCATCGCCCACAAAGTACTCATTCCCGCGAGCATGAGAACCAAACCTTGCCCTGAACGTTCTGATGATTGCCGATTCTGCTGGAACTAGCTCGCGTGTACACTTGCGCACATACACGAGCTCCGAATCTCCTGGATAAGCCCCGAACCTCTTGAGTTGAGGCCCATAGTCCTGCTGGGTTCTCCCCACCTTATACACGTCATCAGCCATCTTCAAGAGATAGATGTAGCCTGGCATCCTGTACTAGGGGCTGAGATTTTTTCCTGGGGAGACGGCCTGGGTCTCCTGAGGAAAAGGGTGGTGGAGGTGGACCCTGGTCCGGGCCCCCAAAAATCATGGGTCGATGCGAGAGTGTCCTGAATTTTTCCTCTTTCCCGGGGTTCACACCCTTCTCCATTTCACCACTCAAGTATGTTTCTTACCAAAAACACGAGAAACGACGTGGTGAACCCTTGGTGAACCCTTGGTGAACCCTTGGTGAACCCTACCCTGAAAGGTCGTACACGTCATACCCTTGCTCTTCTATCCCCTTGATGACCTCGCGACACTCGATGATCCATGTGTAAGACCCTGCGTGTCCCTTTTCGATCGTGACACCCTGGATCTTGTCGAGCGCCGGCTTGAGCGTGTACTTGTTTTTCGGTTTGAAATCCGAGAAGCGACACCTCGTGACCCAGTCCTGGTACTCGTCGAACATGTCTGAGCTTTTGATACGTATGGTGGCGCCCAGGGCGTTCTGAACCTTGTGGTAAATGAACAGGAGTTCCTTTTCGGCCGAGAGGCTCTTGACCCGCTTGTAGATGTCCGTCATGGGGCGTTCGGCCTGGAAGTTGGTCTGTGAGATGTCTATGCTCATGAGGTGGTCGTAGATAGCCTTGATGTTCGCGGGAACGCTCGCGTACTTGCGCAACTCGTTGAAGTAGTCTGTATTCTTGTAAAACTTGTTGGAGCACTCGAGCACCGCATAGCGTCTGTCGTCCGAGTCGAGCTTCACGGGGTCTGGTTTGTTGTGAATGATGACGTAGTTACAGCAGTTGTTGAGGGTACACCGCGTGACTCCCTTGACCTCGTGCTGAACCGTCTCGCCCGTGATGAAAGTCTTGAACCTGTCCGAGTTAACCTTGATGGTACCAACGTTGAAATCGTCCACGACCACCATAATCTTCGAGTTGGTCAGGGGTGCGAACTGCGAAAACAGGTCGAGATCCGGGCTCGAGGTGTGGCCAAAGTACTCGTCCCCTATGACCTTTTTCATGAGGTGCTCAAAGACGCTCGACTTGCCCGCGCCCTGGCGACCTATGATGACGAGCGCAACCTCCGTCTTGCGCCCTGGGTACTGGACGATGTTCGCGAGCCACTTGAACACGTAGTCTGCCTGGTCTTCGAACAGAGCCTTGACGTGGTCTATGAACATGGTGGCCGACCCGCCCGTCTCCTGGATTCTCTGGGACGCAAAGCCTTGCCATGTGTTGAAGACGTCTTTGGGGCACACGGCCGGTGGAGGGAGAAAGTCGAGTCTTTCATACGTGCGCATGTTCGGATCCTTGAGCCAGTTCTTGACGAAAGGCTCGTCCTTGATGAGTTTGTTTTCATTCATATGAAAGAGCGTCGCCCGATTCATGAGTTGGATACCGCTCGGCACGAGACGCACGAAACCAAAGGGGTTCATGATTTTCAGGTGCGTCTTTTCAAATTGGATCTTTTCACGCTCGTAGCTTATCTGATCCGTGTTCTTTACGACCCACCTGAGCGTATCGTCGTCCTGGGCCTGGACACAGACATCGAGCCATGTGGAGTCTCCTATGAGCGTAGCACCCTTGAAGCTCAACACACTCGATGGAGCTTTATTGAATATCGTACCATCGGTTATTTTACGAAGCTGAATAACATAGTCATCGAGCTGTGTTCCAGTCACGACGAAACGAAAGTGGGTGACCCATGCGTCATCTTCCTGGAAGGTACACACTATCCCGCAAATACGGAGTCTCGGGTAGTCCTGGGCGTTTACGATAACCTCGAGGTCGTTTTCGCATTCGCACCGGTGCTGAAGGATTTCAGACTCTGAAAGTCGGGTGGCCGACTTGATTTGGTACTCAAAAAAGGGCTTCTTTCCGTTACGGGAAACAAGCACTTCGCATGCACATGGGTTCGCCTGAAGAAACTCTTCGACCTCGGCCTGGGTGCTGAGCTGGACTGGGGTCTTGGACTTGGGGGTCGAACACATGAACACGGGAGCCATCTAGTATGGCCTGGGATTTTTTCTGAGGAGACGGCCTGGGTCTCCTGAGGAAACTCAGCCGGCCGCCACCTTACGGAGGACGTATCGCTCGGCGTGACTCGCCAAAACTTTGTCCCTATTTTCATCGTAATACCGAGCCGACTGCTCACGTACAGCTTCCCTGTGCGTCTCTCGGTACTTGGCACGGGCTCTGCGATTGCTCTCTTCTCTGCGCTGCTTCGCCTCCTCAGCCTTTTGCTGCTGAGCATCCCAGAATGCTAGGATCTGATTAATGGGCGTTCCGTTGTACGTTTCCATTCCCTATTTTATCTTGGGAAAATAACTTTAAGTGTTCGGAGGCGCTGGAGTCTATGAAATTTTTCAAGGCGCCTGAGGCCAAACAACCTGCGTGGGGTCACTCGTCACGTCTGGCAAGGTTCTCAGCAGGGTCCTGTACGCGGCCCACGCCGACTTGGACTCGGTGGACAGTGGGGAGTCGTTTCCCTGGGTCCAATCACTGGCGGCGAGGAGCTGGTTTCGTTGAGCGCGCAGAGAGGTCCACTGGGCTTGGGTTTTTGCGGCAACCTTTGTTGGGTCGGCCACGAGCGTGACTTCACCAGTCTCTGGATCTTTCTGACCTTTCACGACGTCCCATGCCAAGCCATCAGGGACTGGGAGGGTCACTCCGGGAGTCACGGGAACTATGGGCGAGTCGCTAAAGTACCAGTCGACGACATTCAAGGTATTTGAATCCAAAATTACGA